GCATGTTTCCATAGGTTAGAGATATATCTAAATCAATCAATATCCGTTTTCTACATATCTCACATACTAGTGGATCAAAATAGTCACTCATCTAGTCCTCAACTCCCTTTTTCCACATAACAGCATGAACTTCCCTCATCGGGGTTTTTTCCATAATCCCGTTGGTCGTCCTCTTTATCCAGTTCTATTAAGATTTTTATATCAGTATAAAATTTTGCTTCTTCTAATGTTTTACCAGCAGCGCCAAGGTCTTTAATTGTCTCACCTGTAAGGTCATCAATTAACAACTTACGACCTCCTGCTGTGACAGTGCTTGTCTTCCGTCCTGCTTCAGGCTTAGCTAACACAAGGTCTGCCACATTACCTGATTCTTGGTATTTCTTCAAGCTTTCAGTGGTATACTTTCCACCTTCAACTAATTTCTGAAACGGATCAGCAGCAGCTTTCTCGCGACTACGTTGAGCAGCTAAAGCTTGTTCAGCCTGTATTTTAGAAGCTTCTAAGTCCATAGCAGCAGCACGTTGAGACAACTGCAATGCCATGTCAGGGTCTTGTGTACGCAAAGCATCAGCCATCTGACGCAGACCTGCAGCAGTGTTGGTGTTATACTGACCTGCTAACTCACGGAGCCTTGTAGCTCGTTGAATCATTGGGTCTTGTACGTTAACACCGAATGCACCAGCTAAGCCTGTACCGACACCGGAGCCAGCTTTGTAAGCCATCATGCCTAACTGCTCATTAGGATTAAGCTGAGCAAACTGAGCAGCCCGTTGGTTTAACAACTGAGCTTGCATCTCTTGAGGAGACATAGAGCCTCCAAATAAACTAGGTGATGTTGCCATTGTTATTCCTTCTTATCGTGTCAAACCAGCAATCAAAGCAGCAACAGGATCAGTCAAACCTGCGATAGCCCCTTGAAGAGCAGCACGGTTAGCACTGTTAGCAATGTTTTGACCTGCCATGTACTGATTAGCTGCTGCTTGATTACTAGCTGCTGCTGCAGAACCTAAGCTTTGACCTGCTGTCAGAGCATTCATACCTAAGTTTTCAGTGCTTTGAGCGCCTTGCAACAGGTTAGTGAATGGAGCCAGAGCATTAGACTGCATACCGAAGCCTGCATTGTTCAGGTTAATACCGCCTGTCATCAAGCCTTGACCGAACTGAATCTGCTGTTGTGCAGCTTGGTTAGCTTGTGCAGCCAACTGAGCATCCTGCAATGCACGAGCGTTGAACAAAGCAGCCATCTGAGGGTTTGAAGCTTGTAAGCCCGGAGCACCTGCACTGTAGCCTGCTGTCGTAGCACCAGTAGCAAGACCTAAACGACCTTGTTGCTGCTGTTGGTTAGTTACCCGAGCTAATTGCTGTTCACGACCGGGAGCTAACAGGGCTTGTTGCTGAGTCATGAACTGCTGAGCAGCTTCTTGAGGTGTCTGAGCAACGTACTTTTGACCTAAGTTAAACAGGCCTTGACCCGCAGCAGTAATTCCCGGCTGCATGGCTTGTGCTATCTGAGCTTGTGACAGGCCTGTACCTGCCATGCCTAACAAGCCTTCACGCATAGCAGCAATGTCAGGAGCTACTTGATAGCCAGCACCTGTCAATTCACCTTGAGGGCCATACTGGAAACCTGAACGACCAAAGCGAGTAGTAACACCTACAGGACGGAACTGAGCCATCTGAGCAGCTTGGTTAGCAGATGCTGTGGCATTACCAGCGGCTTGATTAGCAGCGTAGATTGTACCTGCTGCTTGCAGTGCAGGATTAATTAATTGTGTCAAGTCCATTAGTAGCTCCCACCATCTACTGTAGCATCAAAAGTACCTGATACAGTCAGGTTAACCATAGTTGTAGTGCCTGTAAAAGCACCGTTATTAGCATTGCTCTTAGAACTGATAGCTGAAGCAATGTTGTTATACTCAGTATCAATCTCAGTACCCTTGATAATCTTGTTAGGATTACCTGTAACTAAGCCATCTTTGACAGCAAAGTTAGTTGTCTTGGTATAATTAGCCATATTAGCGAGTCTTTCCTGTCTTTACGTAAACGTCTAGCTTTTGAATGGATACAGGTTTCTCAAACACAACAGTTTCAAAACCTAATTGAATAACCTTACCTGAGCCACCGATGTTAATAACCTTGTTGTCGAAGGCAGTACCACCGTATTCACCAATGTTATATTCAGCAATGTTGTACTCAGCTACAGCAGCATTAGCCAAGGCAAACTGTCGGCTGTTTAGAATGTCTGAATAATCGAATCCAAACTTCAATGTAACACCGTAGCCTTGACCACCGATAACTGTAACGCCTACTTTCTTCATTAACTTGATGACCGTAGGAGCACCAAAGTCAAAGTAGTTGGTATAGTAACGCATCAGATAGTTATCAGTGTTGTCCTTATAGCCATCATACTTACCAATGTATCCTGCCTTACCAATCAGTAAATCCTTGTTACGGAGATACTTCATAGCACTAGGAACTAAACCATCCCATGTGGTAGTTCTATTAGCACCATTCTGAAGCACTGCTCGCATATCAAAGCAATAGGCTAACTGACGTGCTGGAAGAGACAACAGATAGAAGGCATCCTTATCGGAATATACAGCCTTAATCTCATTGGGATTCTCTAAGGTAATCTCATACACCAGATCATCACGTACATTAGCACTGATGTCTCGCATAGGTGCAGACTTCTCTTGGATGGTACGCATCAGTGATTTAACACCAGCATCAGACAAGAATAAGACATCACCACCTGTAACTACTACTGAATCTCTAGCGAAACATCCAGTGCCTGTGATAGCATCAGACAGTGTAAGTTCGTTAGGATTATTAGCATTGTTATAGATCAGAATCTGTCTACGACCAAAGATAATCAGGAAGTTGTTATGAGCAGCTAAGGCTACAATCTCATCGCCACCAGCAGGCCATACCTGAGAGACATCCAATGTACCAGCAGTACCTGTGCTCAGAATGTGTCCTGATAAGAGGTCTGAGAACTGGATAAGACTCTTATTGGTGTTGTTATTAGCACTCCATGTACGACCATAGGCACTGATAACACAGTTGTTATTAGATACTGTACCCACGTAGCCTGACTTCTCAGAGATACGTCTATAAGTAGTAGTACTCACAGCAGGATCAAATACCAAGGGATCATGTCCAGCTTGATACATATACAAGCAACTGTTCAATGCAGCCATCTGCCAGTTACTGTTAGTAATCGTAGGGGCTGTACCACCGCCGCCATAGGTCAACTCAGTCAGAGTAGAACCTACTAACTTGAATAATTTATTGTTACCTGCTAAGATGATGTGAGAGTCACCAGCTACCGTGATCAACTCATCGATAGCCTTGACTAATCCTGTCCCTAGTGTTCCATTGGCAGCATGAGAAGGTATCCACCCCTTACGTGCTCCAATACGACCAAACCTATCAATGATGCAGTTATTGGCTACTGTAGCAAAGCCATCCTCTAACGTAATCGAAGAGTCTTGGGTGTTAACACCTTTGAAGCCGGGAGCAGCTATGGTTGTCGTTAGAAGTTTAGCTACCATGATTAAACACTTTCCCAGACAATCTGATCTTCGTAGCGATTACGTTCAATGGCAATAGCATCAGCCAAAGCTAAACGATATTGCTGATAGATTTCACCAAAGGCTGATCCACCATCTTCACCACGCTCACCAACAGCCTTAGCATACGCCAGCATCTGTACCAAGTGAGCAGGGACAATTAAGTTATCACTGTTGTTAACCAAGTCTACTTGAGGAACAGTTAATTCAAAGCGAATCTGATATACAGCATCAGGTTGAGGCCAGAAGTCTACCCTAGTATCTCCTCCTGCTGTAGCACCATTGTAACTATAGTAGCACGGAGCAGAACCTTGAACAGCGCCTAAAAAGTATTGACGATTAAGCCAAGTCTGAGGAGCTTGACGCATACCTACATCCTCAGTATCGTTAATTACATCCCCTGTCTTAAATCTATCACCTGAACCTGTCAATGTGTAGTTACGTTGACCGGGAACAGTAGGGATTACAATAGTGGTTGCTAAAGCATTCCACTCATGTGCATCCTCTACTTCCCGTTTAGCGTCATTAACGAACACACCAATTAAGGAGCTATAAGGAGTGTCTTCAACTGAAGATACCTCAGTTTCCCGCAACCTTGTGAGTACGTTATTAACCAGTTGTAAATAGGTCGAAGCCATCCTTATATTCCTTTAAATATAGACAATAGTATACCAGATTTTAACCTGTTTGTCAAGTACTTTTAGTCTTCTTCTTATCTTTATTTTTCTTAGTCCGGCTACCACGCTCAGGCTTAGCTCTACCGGCCTCGGACAGAGCGATAGCAACAGCCTGTTTCTGTGGTTTACCTTCTTTGACCATCATGGAGATGTTCTCGCTGACAGTCTTATCTGACTTACCTTTTTTGAGAGGCATGATATACTCCTAATTATTGTTATGGCTGTTCAGGCCAAGTGATTGTCCAAGGAAAGCCTTCTTGACCAGTGATGTCACGTAAGGCTTGGCGATAAGTAGCCCAAGCAGCTTGATCAACTGGAGCATCAATTACTTGAGTCCAATCGCTGTCCTTGAGCTTCTCACCACGCTGCTGACGTACAGCCTTAGCCTGCTCTGCGTCCTTAGCAGCAATAGCATCTGCATCCATGTCAGCTACGCTATACTTGGTGTACCACTTGCCATCGACCTGCTCAACACCATCGGCAAAAGCCACTTGGTAGCGGGTGGGTTGGGCCTGTGGGCCTTCAAAGACCACATCAGCGCCCAAGCTGTTGAGGATTTCCTCTGTTGTCTGACCCCATGCAGG